TTAATTTTCAATATCAATGATCATATACTGCAAAGTTATGTATATTCCAACTTCTCCATTGTTGAGTGCCTCATATAAGTCTTCATCAACGAAATCTCCAGATTCATCATATAGCCATTTATGAATTTGAATAATTTGTATATTCCCTTTTTTGTCTATTATTGCTATTGGATCTATTACGGACCGAACTATCACCTTCTTCTTCGTCTCAACATCAAGCAATGTGATAATTGTCATTTTAAAATCCTTATAAATATCCTGTATAACAACTACTCTCAATCAATAAAGATTTTTATATTTAAATTACTTAAATAGCAATCTTTTCAATCTAGAAAATAAATAAAAAACACTTCAATAGTATGTGCCTATTAGAAAAGATACCTTAAATATTCTACTAGCAATAAAAAACCGCTTTAAGGGCGGTTCATCTAAAATTCACAGGTACTTAATGAAGATTTTTTTTCTGTCTTTGCATCTTTCTGGGCTCACAAATTTTTCCAATAAAGTTAGTTAACCACAAAATACTTTCTTCACGATCTTCAAAATGAGGTATAAGGCTTAAATCTACTTTTATTTTGCGATCAGCTAAAGGCAAACTTAAACAATGTTCAAAGTCTATTGAGCTGTACTTCAATTTGAGTCTTTTTTCTGCAGCTTGATTCTTTATCTCAGCCATAATGCGATTTAGATTAACAATCAAATTATTTGAGATTTTATTATTTTCATATACCCGTTCGTAAACTGTCTCAGCTACATCAATGTAATTTATTAGCTCTACATTCTTATTCATGACATTTGTACTCCGTTTTTTATAATTATCCGTCTAAAATAATGTTTATTTGAGTTACTAAATTCATCACGTACGTAAATATTGTTAAAGTTTTATCACTTATTTTTAATTTAAATATTTGAATTTATTTAATAATTTTATAATTTACTAATATTTATATACATCTTTGTTCTTAACACCCCTTTTTTCTATCACTTGCCCATTGAGTTCACCACCCACACAGATATTCATTATAAGTACCAGTTTTTAATCAGACTGGACTATAGCACAAAACAAAAAAGCTCATCATTTGATGAGCTTTTAATTAAATCACTTAGGTCTGCAATGCTACAAGCTGAGTACTAAACAGATTAATTACCACACCATTCGCAAACATGGATAAAGCAATAATTGAATGTTTTTTTACCATACGCACCTCCAGCAAACTTAATGAAACAGTTGAATAGTTAGTTAAACAAGACAACAAAAAAGATAAGCAAAAGGCAACTAATCCTAGCACTACAAGTGGAACTGAACCACTTATGCATTCCTCTACAACAACAGACCTAAGTAATCTATTCTTTTATTATAACATTAATTTTCTAAAGCAAATTAAAAAAGCCCACCAAATGATGAGCTTTAATACTAGTGATTTACTTACACTTCGAACACTATAGCACGAATATGTCATATCTCTGCGCGCAATGCAATAATTCTACTCGATGATCATTAAATTTTGTAATTTCGTATCTAAATCTATATCGGTCTTTGCCCCTAATTCTTTTCTTAATAGATGAACAACTTTATTAGCATTCATATTTGATTCATTTATTAAATCAGTTATTAATGGGCTTATTTCTCTAGAATCAATTTTAATTTTTTCACCAAGCACATTCATCGAATTTAAGTAACCTTCAGACTCTTTAAGTTTTTCATCAAAATATTTTTGTATCAATGGAATTCTCTCAATTCCCTCTCCAAATAACTTGATTCTTTCATACTCTTCAGAAGCATTATTAAATAGCTTAATAGATCTAGAATGTCTGGAGGATAACTTTTCAATTTCGCTGTTCGAAATAATTAATGGATTAATTTTTTCCTGTAAATTACGAAATTTTTCTATAAAAACATCTAAAAATTTATATATTTGTTCCTTCGTTGAAGTTTCACAAATAAATGCTGCTTTATCAAGTGAAGTACTAAAAGCATGAACTAGATTTTTTTGCAATTCCCAATTTTTATCTAATTCTGATAATAATAATTGAAAACCTAAGATCATTTTTGAGTAATTTTCAACTAGCTCTAGATATACATTTTTCCTTGTCTCCGCAAGTCTTGCTTCTTTTTGCAAATGCAAAGATGTTCTCCACGAGAAATACACACCTACTGCAATTGCAATACCACCTATCACTGCCCCCCAAATAGTTCCCCACTTTTGAATTTGAGCAGCTTCAATTGTTGCTTGAATTACTGTTATTTCATCTGCCATTAATAATTACCTTAACTAATATTTCATAGATTTTGACAAATAGATTCAAGTCTACTATCTAGCCATGTTTCTGCTGCTAACAAATATTTATCAATATTTCTTCGATCAACTTTTGTATGTGTAGCCAGAACTGCAACTGGATACCCTTTTAAATAATAAAATTCGATCCATTGGTATAAATCTGGTCGAGATAACTTTAACTGCATGACTAAATGATCAATTGCAACTAGTGCTTCATCATTCAAAGTAACCTGAATACCTTTAGATTTAAATCCCTCTTTTAGTCGCATTAATCCTAAACTTGGAGATTTATAAATTAATTCACTAGGATTAAAAGAGGCATTACGTGCCCATTTCCCCCACTGTGCAAGCTCATTCTGCATCATTCTGACTGTTGGCTTAATTTTCACTTCGATATTCATCAGTTTTTACCTCTCACCAATTGCTCAATTTGTTTAATTGCTACACCTGCTTTAACTTGTTCTGTGCAGAACCGTAAAACTGTAAAACCCATCATTGACGCAGAGTTATACTTCTCCATATCCCCGATGTACCCTTTCCCTCTTGTATGGCGACCTCCGCTCCAGATCCCGCCTTCCACCTCGACTAAAATCTTTGTTCCCGTTATTAAAAAATCTGCTCTCCATTTACGTTCAGGATGGAATTTATATTCCTGTTCAAAATCAATCTTGCATGCTCTTAAATGCGTTGCCAGAACCATTTCACCCACACTTGGTTGTCTGGCAACTTGCTTTGCTGAACGCCGCTTTTTATTTTTCTTTATCGGAAATAACTTGCGGTATTCAACAATGCTGACTGATGACATCAAGCACCACCTTTCAGCAAAAGGTCTAATTGATTAGCAAAGCAGTTATAAACTCGCGCTTTATCCTGATCACCAAAAAGGCTGGATGAATGAGCATCTTGTTTATACTTTTGAGCCAGTTTTTCAATTGACTCCCTTAGTTCAACCAGAGTGCTTTGCTTTTTGCCGCTGAGTGGTTCAATTGAGCGCGATACGTGGTCAGCCATTTCTTTTTCCATATGTTCGAAGTAACTTTGACGTGCTAAATCTCTCGACTTGATTAGCTCTGGTGAAATAAGCTTTTCCATTTCACGCCGTTGCGCTTCAATCCATTTACTGTCCATTATTTAAGCCCTCTACAGTTAAAATTGCGCTCTGCAATTCATTCCTCTTTTGAGTTATCAAAGAGCCTGTTCTTGGATACTTATTTCTTAATCCACCATTCAGCTTGAAATAACGCCTCAGGTAAGCCTTTGCCTCTGGAAGACCACCATACGAATTAATTAATTGCTCAGCTTTACAGTGGTTGCATTTTTGCATTTTCACTATCCCCGTATATTGATTCGTGGTCTTTCAAACGCTTTTCTAAACTTGAGAATGTGACCATGTCACCAGAAGCTCGATAGTTAGAAATGGCAGTTTTTACAACCTCATAACCACCAGCCTGATTAATAATTTCAACTGACTTCACCAGACGCTTGAGTTCAGAAAGGTCTACAAAATATTTTTCTCGGTCAGCCTTGCTAATCTCTACACTTTGACCACATTGGAACTCGAAACCTTCATTCCACTCAGTTGCATTAGAAGGGGCTGAATCAACGATTTCTTTCGCGTATTGCAGTCCTTTATCTCTAATCAATTTAGTTGCTTTCATGTCTGGCTCCTTTCTCATCAAGCTCTTTACGCGCCAACCACCACAAAACCACCGCACCGCAAAGTACTGCTGTTACACACGAAATGAGTAAGCCCCATCCCAAAAACTCGAATTTGGTCATGCTGATTTCTCCCAACTGACGTCTATCAGGCTTGGTCTAAACACCACAACACAGCAACCAAAAGGTGCATTCGTTTTAGAACCGCCAAACTTTAAGCGGCCACGAATAAAATGAATTTCACGACCCAAACAATAGTCTTGAAACCAACGGGCATCAGTGCGAACAGGAACGAGTGCAACTACCGTATGCCCTTTACTTGCTGTTTCCGCTGCCTTAGCAACCCAATCGATGATTTCTTTGCCGTAAGGTGGATTCATCCAGCATGTCCCAGTCCACTCTTGCTTTAGACCATCAATTTCAGGTGTAAAATAACGTTCACATTTAGCGTTTTCAGGCAGAGCACAAACGTCTAAATCAAAGTTAAATACTCGATCCAATTTTTCGAAAAAATCTTGCGGCGTAGCCCATACATCAGTTCGATCATCAGCTAATCCAAATAACTTATTTTTTGTCATGGAATTCATACATTCACCCCATCAATCAATCGCTGAATATTTCTAGGAATTGGCATGCCCTCCCGGCGGCACATCTCTGCATATTCATGTGGATTGTCAAAAGGATCTGGCCCTAACTCTTGTTTAAGTTCTGGCTCTTTTTCCGTTGTTTGAAGCTTTTGTACTGGTGCAGGTTTACGGCCATTAATCCTTAACCTTTCCATCAAAGATTTGAGATGCTTTTGCGCTTCGTCATTGCTTACTGGGGTGTGTTCAGGTTCTTTATGCTCTAGTTGTAGCGGTGGAGTGTAAAACTCTTGCTGACGGCCTTTTAACTGAGCTTTAGCAACCATCACGTTGTAGGTCCCGAAGAAATTATCTTGAGCTGCTCGCATTTGGCCGGCTTCGATCAAATACATCACTTCGTCTAATGCATATTTTGTAATTTGTGTAATAACCACGGTACGGTCAGTCGTAAACTTACATGCACGTGACCAAGCTTCCTCTGGAGACATCCAACTTTCACCGATACACCAGGTGCGAAATTCAGCAAATGACGGCATAAAACGCCCACCTGCTGTAAGTAATCGAGCAAGTGCGTTGTTAAATTGATTTTTTTGAACGCCAACCAGTGTTTTAAGTGCAATTTGCTCAACTACTGACAGAGGAATTGCACTTTCGCCTGTTGCTGGAAATTGCTTATTGAACTGAGCAGCGTAAACAGTGCGAAGAGAAGCGATTAATTGACGCACTTCGTTCAAGGTAATCTCATGCATGACCTACCTCCTCAATCATTGGAAACTTTTTTGCCGGGGTTACATCCAAAATTTGAGATTCGCTTTGTTCCTCAAAAAGATTGGCGAAATAACCCGGCTCTTGTGGTTTTTGACCGGTTGAAGTGATTTGCTCTTGTTTCTTGCGGTTAGCAGCAACTTGTTTCTCGTTGTTTTGAACCCAAGAGAACCACTTAACCAACCAGATGCTTGGTGTATTCAACGAACTTGATTCGTTTGCAAAGTACCAGTCACCGAAATTTTGAATCATGGTTCTCAAGTCGATTTCAGGTACAGAAACAAATCTTTGTTGAGCAAGTGAGATGAAATCGTATTGAAACTCGCTGTATTCAGAAATGAATTCACGCATTGAGTAACGCTTGTGATCATCGATCTGATACTGAGCAAATTGAATTGGGGTTAATTGCGAATTTTCTTCACGCGCATTACTACTACTATCTATATATTGGTTATCGGTTAACGGTTTATGGTTAAGGTTTTTTTGGCTTTCACTTTCAGAACCCAAAATTAACCCACTGGGTTTTTGTGGGTTTTCAGAATTAACCGAGTCGCCTTCACTTTGGTTTTCTTTTGGTTTTTCCTTACGTGGACGCCCACCTTTCTTACCATTTTCACGATTTTTATCCCCTACTTTTTGATAAGCGGCGATTTCTGAATCACAACGTTTGTTGTGAAACCCGTCTTCCTCTTCCACAAAAAACTCTTGCAGCACAATTAATACTGCATCCCTTTCTTCTTGGGTATTTGCACGTAACCGACGAAAAACCGACTGGGTTTCTTTGGGTAATGGTTTTTCATTCAAATAATAGAAATCGAGAGCACGGCGATAAAAGCACTCTTCAACTGGGCTAAGGTGCGCTGTAGCAACCATAAAGTCGCTGATATGGTGGAGATATTTATACATCAGTGACTGCTCCTAATTTTACAAGACCGCGCATTTCCAACTGACGAATAATTCTTGGAGGAATAAATTCGTTGTTGATTTTGTAGCGAATACGAGACTTTTCTTTCACCTGAATTAGTTTGTGCCCATCCTCCATGAGACGGCGAACTGCTATAGCCTGCCCCCCCATATGGGTTAATTCTTCAAGTTGATAAAATCTTTCCTGAGCCTCAATTGCGGCATTCATAACTGAAAGTGGCATGGCTGCTAATTCTTTAGCCGAATAGATCTTTACTGGTTGTTCCAGTGGAATTACCACCTCTAGCGGTGTGGTGGAAACAGAAATATCCTGTTTTCTTCTTGCTGCATATCTCACTTTTCACCACCCTTTGGCTTAACATAGCCTCCAAAAGAATCAACCAAACACGCCTTGGTTAAGCTGGTTACAATCTGTTGTGCTAACCATTGCGTTATGCGAAATTGACGAGCCATAGCCTCTGAAAATTCAACCTTGGTTACCGCCGCATTATTTTCGTCATACCCTTTGTTGCGTAAATTTTGCTTTTTCACCTCAAATAGGTGGCCAAGTACTCGCAAAGCAGGCTCATAAAATGATTGAACTTGCTGCATTTGTTTATGATCAGGTTGGTTTTGGAATTTAGAATTCATGACACCTCCGCTAATGCTTGCTCAGCGCTTGTTAGTCGGCGTTTAGCGTTAAGTTCTGCAACTGTTGCGTGGCGAATCTGGCTTTTATGGATTGGTCCACAAGCACCAGAGGAGATAACCTTTACTCGGAACAAATCATTCGTGTACTTGTAGTCAATGATTTCAAGCAGGTAATCTTTGGAGCCTTGCGATGTAAGCACAACCACATCGCCTACTAAAAAATCTTGCGAGTTGAGTTCGGTTGGCTGTTCTGATAAATTATTTGTGTTCATTTGATTCACCTCAATTGAATGCCTATAAACCACTCTCTACCTGGATGGGGAGTGGTTTTTTATTTGAATAAAATCCGCATGTATTCAGGTGAAGTGAATGCATGTGCTAAATAAACTCGCGTTGCTTCTGCAATTTCAGGTGAGCAATACACATCACTTTCTTGCACAACCTTCAAACCAATGGCTGTCAACAAAAAGCTAATAAACTCAATCTCAGTCCATCCATTTGATTTCTTTTCTGTTTTCATCCGTGAAAGGATGCTTGCATCGACATTTATCATTTCTGCCACGTGTCTTTGGTTGCTTGCATTCAGTGCTTGCAATATGAGCGATTCGTTATTGCTAGCGCTTGCAGGCAATTCATTTGATACTTTGCTCATGGTTTAGTTCCTAAGCGGTTAATGCTTGTAAATCGGCTTTAAGTTTGCCTTTGGTTAAGATTTGAATTCGGGCTTGTGTATCACGTGGAATACCTTTAGAGCGCCACTTGCTCACAGTTCCACGAGTAACATTCAGCTTTGCAGTTAATTCAATGTCTTTAGCAACCTTAAAGTGAGTTACTAAATCATCTACTGTCATGTTTACCTCGATAAACTTTTAGTTTCCCTAAGTAAACCATAAGTTTCTCTTGATATCAATACATTTGTTTACTATTGGAAACATCTGAATAGGATTTTTTATATGAGCGAGATCAACGACCGCATAATTGAAAGAATGCGAGAGCTCAAATTGAGACAGGTAGACTTGATTGATGCTACAGGCGCTAAGAAAGGTACTGTTTCTAAGTGGATATCTGGTATTAACACGCCTAGTGTTGAATACATGCCAGCTCTCGCTCAGGTGCTTAAGACAACTGAAAGCTGGTTGTTAACAGGTAAAGAACCAAGCAGATTTAGTAATTTAAATGTTCAAGAGTTCATGGATAAGCATGGGCTTAATAAAAAAGAAGACGCATCATTTGATACCGACGACATCATGGAGGCCGATGTTGTTGAGTATGAAGTGGCTAACGGTTATGTATGGATTGATGTCGTGGAAGCTAGTTTTTCATGTGGTACTGGGGAATCTATTGAGTTCCATTTTGATGTAATTAATGGGAAATACCCTTTCCCGCCTTCATTCTTTCAACGCAAGATGGTTGATCCTAAATGCCTAAAACTTATAAAAGCTAAAGGCGATAGCATGGAGGAGTATATTTATCATGATGATTTGGTAGGGATTGATATTTCCCAAACTGAAATCATTGATGGTGAAATCTATGCCGTTTACTTTGAGGGCGAAGGTATGATCAAGAAGATCTTCAAAGAAGAAGGAGGTACTTTAATTCTCCATAGCCTTAATGAAAAATACAGAGACCGTAAGGTGACTGAGCAAAACGGAATTAACTTTAAGGTAATGGGGCGCCAGGTATGGCGAGCTGGATAATAAATCAAATATTTCAATACCCGCTTAGGCGGGTTTTTTATTGCCTTTAAGAAACATTAGTTTCCAAAGAATAAAGATAAGTTTCCTAAAATAAACTTTTCTGTTGACAAAAAAGTTTCCTTAAGTAAACTATAAATCATACACAAACAAAAAAGCCCCTAGCTTTCGACGGACAGGGACTTTTACTCAATGAGTGAGATAAGTATGAATCAAAGAATTGAAAAGTACAAGTTTAGCCAAGCCTTTAGGGATGGCTCGAAAGCATTCGTAGCTTTCTGGATTATCACCTTCATTGCATTTGCTTTCTTAAAAGGCTGTGCCGACGAGCAATACGCCAATGAACTCAAAGCAAAGCAGAACATGTATGTGCGTGTGCAGGTTGAGGGGGTGAAGTGATGGAAATTCAAGTTAACCACAACAACCAATCATTTGTTGTATGTATCAACCCTATTGATAGCAGATCGTTTGTTTCCCAATTAATTGCTACTGCAAAAGCTTATGCAAAAACAACGTCAAAAAACTTTCATCGTATGAATGAAGTTTTAGCTCATTCAATTAAGTGTGAAGACCGTGACGTAATGCTTCAAATTTGGGCAAAAGCATTCAAGGAGCCCTCTCATGGATAACTACAAAATCAAAGTTAAAGATGAAGCTAGAGCAGATGAAGCAAAGGAGCTATTTAAAAAGCTTGGTTATCATCATGATAATTCTTCATATAAACCATATGTAGAATGGATTGCAGTTTTTGAAGATTGTAGCGGAAGTTTTTATAGCCACAATGTGAATTTAAATGAGTGCGTAGAAATTACTATAGCTCAACTCCGCGACCTTGTTGTGTTGAAGCGGAATAATGTTAAGGATGCGAATTATAAAAGTGCTAATGATTTTTATTATGTAACAGTAGAAAATCAGTACTATTTTTGGAATGGCTTTGCTTGGTGCTTGTCTGATGCTGATTTTATTATTGGTTTATCGCCAATTATTGATAATCCAGAGAACAAGGACCCAGCATTGATTAGCGGTGCGGATGCTTTGGCTGACATTACCAATGTTCAACATGCCTATGATGATCGTGATGTTTGGTACACCACACAGTATTCAACTTTAACAATACCTGAAATTTTAAAAGGCGAAACTTCTGATGGCCGAAAAATAAATTTCAGACTCAAACCCCAAACCATCAAGGTTGAGCTTGATCTGCCGAAGCCTTTTGAGCCGAAGGTGGGTGATATTTACTGGTTCCTCTCACCCTTCTATAGCACTGGATATGACCACTGCACTTTTGCAAATGACTCATCAGATAAACTGCATGTCCAATATGGCGCATATCGCTCAGAAGACGACGTTAAAAAGGCAGTTGAGCAACTCAGAAAGATACGAGGTGCCTCATGATCATAGCCATTTTAGATATCGTGCTTATTAACCTCATCTTGGCGGTTCACTGGGGGATTATCTAATGAATATGTTAGTTAACAAACCCGAGTTGTTGTGCCCTTCTTTCCCTTACTTAGATATGTCTACAGACATTCAAGTTGAAGGTGAGACGGTTTATTTCGATCTAACTTACGGCTGCAATGTTCTTAACTGCCAAATCAAAGCTGAAACGACTTACGACACTCGTGAAGTAACTGATCAGTTTAGTGGCTGTGCTCGTGACCAAGAATATGAAGTGCTTGTAGTAGATACAAAAACTCATGCTGTAGTGACCGATAAAGACGGCATCGAGTCACCTATAGGCTTACGTTTCAAGCTCACTGATGCACAAGTAAACAGCTTAAACGAGCAGCTTAAATACTACGCCGAAGAATTGGCAGATGAAGAAGCGGGAGTGGTGTGATGGAGTGGATTAGTGTTGAAAACCAAATGCCTGAGCCATTGCGTAATGTGCTTGTTTTGTTAGATGCAAACCCAGCTAAAAACCAAAACAAAATGGTGGCTCATTTCATTCCTAAGTTCACTGAAGAGTATCACGGTGATGATGATTGGTATGACTATGACGAAGAGCGGGCTTGTGGGTATGTAAAAGAAGGCTGGTATGCAAATACTGCTTATATCGGTGATGAGTATGGAAGTTATTTCTTAGATGAAAAAGTAACCCACTGGATGCCACTACCAGAACCACCAAAGAATTAGGAGAAGATTATGAATAACCGCATGTCAAAAGAAGATTTTTTATCAGTTTTAAGTGGCTTATTTGACTGTCATACAGGTAGCGACCATTTCGATGAAGAAGCATGGCTTGAGTGTTGGGAAAATGGCGAAGACCCAGTAGCAGCATTCTACGATGAATATCCTGAATACGATGAGCTTTAAGGAGAAGATTATGAATGCGCCAGTGCAACACTCAGGACAAAACCCTTTTGCAGTAGCTGCTCCTACTACTCAAGCAATGTCTACAGTTCAGTCTGATAGTCAACGTGCAATTGCAGAGGTTCAAGCTGCTTTGGTTATTGCTAAGCAGTTCCCACGTAACCCAATTGAAGCTTATGACCGGATTATGAACGCTTGCCAGCGTCCCGGTTTAGCGCAATCGGCTGTTTATTCTTATGCTCGTGGTGGTAGTTCAGTAACTGGTCCATCAATTCGACTTGCGGAAATGCTTGCTCAGAATTGGGGAAATATTCAGTACGGTATCCGCGAATTATCTTCTGAAAATGGCGAATCAACGGTTGAAGCATTTGCTTGGGATGTGGAGACAAACACCCGTCAAACAAAGGTTTTTCAGGTTCCACATATTCGTTATACACGCAATGGATCTAAAAAATTAACAGATCCACGCGATATTTATGAATTGGTTGCAAATAATGGCGCTCGTCGTCTACGTGCATGCATCTTAGGTGTAATACCGGGTGATGTGATTGATGATGCTGTTAATCAGTGCGAAAAGACAATCCATGCAAGTGCTGATACTTCACCAGAAGCTGTGCAAAAACTTGTTGTAGCCTTTGAGCAATTCAATGTCACGAAGAAAGACATTGAAGACTACATTCAGCGTCGTCTTGATGCTATCACGGCAGCCAATATCGTTGCGCTTCGCAAGATTTTCACTAGCTTACGTGATGGAATGAGCTCACCTAAAGACTGGTTTAAAAATGTCACCGTGAAGGAAGTTGGAGAAGTTCAGGAAGTTAAACCAACTGTACCAGACAACGAGTTCCCGGTTCTCTTAGAGCAGATCAAAGCTGATGCAGTTACTAAAGAGTATGTATTAGAAGGCTATGCACTTACTAATGCACAAATAGCCGAGGTAAATGCACTATGAAGCTATTCCGATGCTCAAGCCTACATAAGCTTGTAGGCGACTCTAAAACTAAAGGCTCAGTTCTTAGCGATACAGCTAAGACTGAGATCAGAACAATCGTTAAGGAGGACTTGACCACGTTCAAGTCTTTCAAAGGCAACCAGTACACGGCTAAAGGTAATGCGCTTGAAGAAATTGCAATTAGCCTGTCTGGCAAGGTTCGTTTTCGTCAGTACTTAAAACATCAAGGTCGTTGGGAAAATGAATTAATTACTGGTGAGTGTGATGTTCTCGATTTAAACAATAAATTGATCCTCGACACTAAATGCACTTGGGATATTGGAACTCATCCATTCTTTCAAGATGAAGCAGAAGAAAAGGCAAAGAAGGCTGGCTATGACTGGCAGATGCAAGGCTACATGTGGCTTTACGACTGTGAGCAAGCAATGGTTGATTTCTGGCTACTCCCTTGCCCTATCGAGCTAACAAATGATTGGGATGATCGAGAACAGCTTATTGATTTAGTTGAGCGTATCGACCTTAGAGAACGCCTAACAACTGTCACCTACAAACGTGACGAAGCAATGATCCAGAAGATCAAAGACAAAATTCCACACGCTCAAGAGTACTACGCAAAGTTATATCAAGAGCGCATTAAGGCAAAGGTGGCAGCATGACAGATTTGAATAAAGAAGGCAAAGTCAATCTAAGCTTTGAGCAAGACAATGGTGCTGTTTGGGTATTTACAGGTGATAGTCAATTTGGTACTGAAATTAGCCATTTGATGATGATGCACGTAGATGAATATAACGAAGATGAATTACGTGTTATTTGTCACCATGCAGCATGTGAAATTGACAGACTTAGAGTAGAGCTTGAAAAAGCCAAAGCCCAGGCGGTGCCAGAGGGTTATGTTGTAGTGCCAAAGGGTGTTTTAGATCTAACCCGATTTATGTGCAAAACGTGGGCCGAGATTGATAATTTTGTTTATAAAAACTGCACAAATCTTGGTGAATATCCAGTTATTCAGGGCACAAGCAATCAGTTTAATTTAGCAAAAATTGGTAATCAGAAAGTAGACAACAAAGCCATTCCCAGTGCTGTGAAATGGTTTTTAGAAAGCGAATCTGGAGCTGAGGGATGAAATATCAAATACAACCAACACAAGTACCAGATGATTTAAATAGCTGCTGGTTCCACCCTGATATAGAGAAGCACGACACTATTGGTGAAAATGCTGAATTTTATACAAAGGAACAATGGGCGCAGCTTCAAATTAATCTTGGTGTAGAAATTCTTGTTGAGCGTTTGGAATATTGGGATATTCCAGAAATTCCTGAAGACGACTGTGCAGATTGGTCAAACTGGAAACCACAAGCACCTATAAAAGATGCCTTTCTCATTGCAGGTTTTGATACAGAAGATGGGCCTTGTTTGTGGTGGGCAAAGCCTAAAGCGGAAAGTAAGGAGGGGTGAAATGACAGCAATTGCGAATATAGGTAGTAACTTTGTAGTAGCGTTACCACCTTCTGATATTTGGCTAAATGACTCCCAAGCTGCTGAGTTCTTGGGTTACCGAGATGTACACTTTAAGGCAGCGGTTTGCTGCCTACCAACCTTCCCTAAACCGCGCTATGTTATTAAGTGCGGTCAAGGAAGACGATGGAACTTGGCAGAGCTATCAAACTGGTTGAATGAACAGTCAGATGATGAGCCAAAGAAAGGAAGACCACGCAAACGAGGCTAATCAAGCCTCGTTGCAATTTCGCTTGCAGTAGCATTGTAATAGACCATCAAGCTTCTTAAGTCTTTATGCCCAATCATACGGGCCAAGTCTAAAACTTCTAATTTCCTTGCAAGGCGTGTACAAGCTTCATGGCGTGTGTCATGAAAGTGCAAGTCAGTGATTTGACATCTATCTCTCAATTTACGCCAAAGCGTATCAAAGCTTTGGGAATTACAAGTAAAGACCTGCTTTTTATCAAGACCTTTTAATAAAGTAAGCAACTCAACTGCACGCTTAGATAGTGGTACATTTCGTTTGGTACCATTCTTTGTTTCAGTTAAAACTAGGTATCTATCTTTTAAATAAACACGATCCCAAGTCAAGCCAACAATCTCACCAGCGCGCATAGCTGTCTCAATCGCAAAGAGAAAGGCAATAATAATTTGCTGAGTTGAATTCACAGGAACATTGTTATCCCAATTTGCTGCAAGACATAATCTATCAATTTCATCCTGAGCAATTCGTCTATCACGGTGCTTTGATGGTGGGGGTAAAGTGAGGTCAGCCATAGGCGACTCTTTAATCCATTTCCATTCTTTGCGAGCAACAGTAAATAAAGAAGCTAAAATATTTGCTTCACGTCGGACAGTAGCACCCTGCACTTCTTTTAATCGGGAGTCGCGCCATTGCACTAAATCGTCAGTTGTGACTTTGGCTAATTGTTTTTGGCATAGCTTTTTATACTCACGCTTGAAGAAAGCCATTCGCTTTACTTCATTCTCATGAGTTTTCTTTTTAACACTCACTTCACTCAAGTAGCGTTCAATAGCTTCTAAAAAAGAGTGATCTGGTAATTTGCCATGCGATTGTTCGCGTAACTGAGTCTCGCGTTTAGATGCCCAAGCCCTAGCTTGAGCTTTTGTATCAAAGGTTGAACTTTCGCGAATTCCGTTTACACTTATCTCGGCTCGCCATGTATTGTTGCGTTGTCTAAATGAAGCCAT